AAGCAAGACGACATAAATCGAAGCTATAATTTGGTTCTAATCTAGGCTTTTTATCATTTAAGTAAGGTTCTGTATTATATTGGGTAGCAGCATCGCCGCCTGCTTGAAAACTATCACTACAAAACAATTTACCATCAAATTTATATATACTTCTTCCAAAATCAATAATTTTGAATATACGACCAAATGTAGGAACCTTATAGTACTTATTTTTATAACAATAATAGATATACTTTTTATCTGTTTTGTTATACATAACATTGTTAGTATGTAAATCATTATGTGTAAAGTTAAATGCTTTTTGATATGTAATTAAAATCATAATAATCTGCATGAATGCTGAATACCATTCTTCTTTTGATAAATCATTATTTAAAATTAACTCGTCAAATGTATTTTCACAAAATTCCATACCAATAACTTGAACTGGAAATTTTGGAATAGTTACATTTATTGTTTCATCCTCATCCTCATCATTCTCATCATCCTCATCATCCTCATCATCCTCATCCTCATCATCATCCTCATCATCCTCATCATCCTCATCATTTTCATATTGTTCATGTTCGCCATTATCTTCTTTCAAAACATTTTCATGGTTATTGCAATCTAAATTTTCAATTTCGCCACAATCATCGCAAACTGTATGTTCATCATTATCAGTATATGATGAGCGGGACGAACAAGTTGAATTTGATTTTAACGTAACTTGTTGATTCGTTTCTTTTTGTTCCAAAAGATTCATATCAGTTATATCTATCAAATCGCATTGTAAATCAGAAATATTTACAATCTTTTCATCAAATACATTTTCAAACATTTCATTATCAAAAGATTTAATTGATATTTGCGATTTAGCACTTGAATTATGTTGAATTGTAATAGGTATTAGTTTTTGATTTTCATCCTGAAATAAATGTTGATAATCGTCAACTTTAAATAAGACATTTTTATTTTTATTAAAGTAATCAGAACCATTTAAATAATCAATATCATCAAAAACATTTAAAATAAAATCGTTTTTAATTCCTAAAAATGAACCATAATAATCAACTCCGTGTGTGAACCCATGTGTATAAATTAAATTACTAGATAAGAATACAAACATCCCATCAACATATGCTGAATTATTTTGGTCAATAAATTTTGAATGACAATCTAATTCGGTTGAATTAATTTTTGGTAAGGTAAACAATTTTTTATCATTTACATTATACTTTCCAATTAAATATTTAAATGGATCTAATAAAGGTGCCATCTTAAAAAAAACATCTTTATCTTTTGCTTTTGCTTTTGCTTTTGAATTTTGTATATTTTTAAGTCTACAATTTACTACACGAAAATCATGTTCGTCTCCTTGAATAACATTTGAAATAAACCATTTGTTATTTAGATTAATACTATTATAATTGCTATCATTTAAGGTAAAGAATTTATTATAAATAGGAATATAGTTTTGTGCATTTGAGAGAAACATGGTTTTGGAGTTTTCTAAAGATTTAAAAAGTTCAAGATTTTTCCGTTTTTGATAATTCACGTTAAACATTCTTTAGCTAATTAATATATAAATTATATATAGTTTTAACTTATTATTAAGTGAAAACTATATTATTAGCTCTTATTGCGTAAAAAACATTAAAATTTAATTTATATTTTAAATAACAATGACCTTAGAACTTAAAAAATTTGATATGAAAAATATTAGCTTTAAACCAAATGAAAACAAAGGACCTGTTGTAGTTTTAATTGGAAAGAGAGATACTGGTAAAACTTTCTTGGTAAGAGATTTACTTTATTATCAACAAGAAATACCAATCGGAACTGTTATTTCTGGAACAGAAGAAGGTAACGGTTTCTATGGTAAAATGGTACCAAGATTATTCATACATAATGAATATAATACAGCTATTATTGAAAATATTTTAAAGAGACAACGCACCGTGTTAAAACAAGTTAAACAAGAAATGGAAACATATAAACGCAGCAATATAGACCCGAGGGCATTTGTAATTTTGGACGATTGTTTATATGATGCTACATGGACTCGCGATAAAATGATGCGATTACTTTTTATGAACGGAAGACATTGGAAGGTCATGTTAGTCATCACAATGCAATATCCTTTAGGCATTCCTCCCACACTGAGAACCAACATAGATTATGTTTTTATTTTGAGAGAAAATTACATTGCGAACAGGAAGCGTATTTATGAAAACTATGCTGGTATGTTTCCAACATTTGAGAGCTTTTGTCAGGTGATGGATCAATGTACCGAAAATTATGAGTGCTTGGTAATTAATAACAACTCGAAATCGAACAAATTACACGACCAAGTATTTTGGTATAAAGCCGATAATCATGGCGATTTTAGACTAGGTTCAAAAGAATTCTGGGAATTATCAAAAGGAATGAAAGATGAAGATGAAGAAGAGCAATATGATCCTACGAAAAATAAGAAAAGAGGTGCTGGACCTAAGATTAGTGTTAAAAAAACAACTAAATGGTAATAGAAAACATTGCTTTTATAAAACCGCTTTCAAAATATATAAGCAAGAATGATAACTTAAAGAGTATCCTATTATAAAGTATATAATAAGATGCAAGAACTAAATATCGTAGAATTGATAGAGAAAAATCCAATATCTAAACTGTCAAAGGCTTATAATAACAAATTAATAAATAAAATCAAAGATAATTTTACTGGTTTTGAACAACAATTATTTGTAAGTAGTTTTTATTGTTATTTAAATTATGATAAAAATATAGATTTTGTAATTGATTTAGATGATATATGGAAATGGTTAGGATTTTCTACTAAACAAAAGAGTGAAATTTTATTAGAAAAAAATTTTAAATTAGATATAGATTATAAAAATCTTGCTCCTCAAGTTGGAGGAGCAGTTTCTGAAGAAAAACCGCTTAACTTTAAGGATAAGCAAGATACTGCTATAAAACATATAAAACAAAATGGAGGACAAAATATAAAAAAAATATTTTTAACAATTAAATGTTTTAAATCATTATGTTTGAAAGCTCAAACCAAAAAGGCGAGTGAAATTCACGAATATTATATGAAAATGGAAGAAGTTTTACATCAAATTGTAGAAGAAGAAACGGATGAATTAAGACTTCAATTGGAGCAAAAAGAAAATATTATTTTGGAAAAAGATAAAGCGCTTAAAAGTTCCAAAAAAGAAAAACAAAGAGCCGTAGAGCAAGCAACAATTATCCACTTTCCATTAAATACAGAATGTATATATTTTGGAACAATTGATAATACAAATGAATCTGGAGAAAAATTAATAAAATTCGGTCACACAAATGACCTAGCAACAAGAATACAAGATCATCGTAAAAAATACAACAACTTTGTGTTGGTAGAGGCGTTTAGAGTTCAAAATAAAGTAGAGATTGAAAATCTAATAAAAACATATCCTAAAATTAAGCGTCAGATTCGAACTATCGAAATAAACAATAAAAATAAAACAGAAATTATTGCTTATGATGCTACAAATTTTACTATTGATAAATTAACTAAACACATCAAAGATATTATACATTCTAAAACGTATAGCATAGATAATTTTAATAGATTGATGAAACAAAATGAAGAATTAGAAAATGAAAATAGGGAATTGAGAGAAAAAAATAAAAGTCAAGAAGCGATGATTATTGAAAAAAATCTTAAAATTAATGAGTTAAATGAGTTACTAGAAAATAATGAAAAAATAATTAATTCTGTTAATATTGAGAATCAATCTGTTTATCAAAATATATTATTGCCTGAAGATGATGTTAATAAAAGATTTAATGATTTTGTTAATGAAATATGTATTGTTAGAACAGATGTTGAAGAATTGTCAGTAAACATTGAAGGAAGATATCGTTTATGGAGTCAAGTTAAACCTTCAAAAGAAGTATTCCATGCCTTAAAAAATTATTTGGATACAAGATTTAAACCAAAAAGGATTGAAAGAAATCATGGATACTTAGGTATTAAATTAAAACCTGTTGAATATAAAAAATCTAAAGAAAATTCACCAGTAGAAACATTTATTTTTCAATCTTGTCAGTTTTCTGATTGTGGAAAGGTTCTAAATTCAGTTTTATTGAGAGAATATCAAAAATGGAAAATTTCAGTTAACAAAGAATTGTCTGAGAATGACATGAAAGAAATTAAAGAATATTTAAACGAATCTCCTTACGCTCTTAAAGCAACCGTATGGACGGATGAAGGAAATAATGAAGGTTATTATGGTGTGTCTATAAAACAAAATGAGTATAAACCAAAACTTATTTCATCAACTGGTAAAAAAGTGTATAAGAGAGAAACAAATACTAATATTTTGCTAGCAACATGGGACACAATAGCGAAGGCAGCCGAACTAGAAGGTATTTCTGCTGCCAAGATGAGTAGATGTGTGAAAAACAAAACTATAGTTCATGATTATTATTATGCTACAGAATAATTATTAATTTATTATTTAATGTATTTTTAATAATAAATCAGAATCAAATTTTTTAACAATCATCAAATGAAATTGTTACAGGATATTTAATATAACAATAGTCTCTCCAAATTGTATTAGGATTATTTAATTCGCACCAATCAAAAAGAAATTTTCCACTAGACGATTTAACTGGTAATCTTTCCCATAAATTATATTTAAAATGGAATAATATATTCATTATTCCCATTTCATTTGTTTTACAAAATGTATATTTATTCATAGCTTCAATAAGCTGATTTTTATCACATAATTTAAGAATATTTGTATCATAAATCCAGATACAATTGAGCATATAATTTGATTTTAAGATTTGTTCGCCATATTCAGATTTTAATGACTCGATTAGTTCTGGGTTATCATAACTTATTTGACAATTAAATGATTGATCAATATAAAGATTACCATCTTTTGGTGCCAAAATTTTATTTTTATAATCAATCTCAAGTAGATATTTAATGTCGTCTAATAAACGCAACCCAGCATCTAAAAATACAACCCGTGACCATTTGGAAAAATAATCGTCGAATACATGTAGTTTTTCCCATTGATTCAATTTATTAATTTCTCTCTTATCTGTTGTATCAACAAATCCATTTATACCTATTTTAGTAAGCAGTTGTGATTTGTCTATATTTGGAAATTTTTTTTCAGTAACATTATAAAAATCTTTAAAATTTGTATTCAAATGAAAATCGATAGTAATCAAAACAATATCTCCGTGCCAATTACCTTTAGTTCTTAAATCAATTATAGTTCTTCTAGCTTTATCAAAATAATTTAAATCTGTTACCAATGTAAAAACAGTATCACTATTATTTTGTGATACAACAGATTGAGATTGAAATTCATTTTTCTCTATAATTGTATCCTTATCTGCTATAGATGTGTAAAAATCATATTGTTCTTTTGTTATAACTTTATGAAATGTGATAGCATCAGTTAACTGATATTCATTTTCGTGTTCAGCTAAATGGAAAAGATTATTATTGATTTGGTTAATCTTATTTGTTTTAGCAATTTCTTGAATCCATATTCCAATACATAAATCGTCGCACCACTGATTTTGTAAATTAATTAGTGGCGAATATGCTTCATTTTTCCCAATTTTTCTAACGTATTCAGTAATATAAGAATACAAAGATTTAGACAATGCGTAACCAGCTCCGCCTGACATATAAGAACAAAACTCCCGTTTAATATGGTCTACCTCTTTACCAATATAATAATTTTCACTAGAGTTATATTTTGTTAATAAATTTCGAAGTCTTTTTTCAAAAACGAACGTGTCATCGTCAATTAATATATACCAATCATAATCAGGAATGTTCATATGATAAATAAAATGAATATATTTCCACGTTATATTTTGTGTATCATCCATAGAATACCATCCAAATTGTCTATTTTCAACGTCAGGTTTAGATGTAAGATAATAAATATCATCTTTATTTACATTTTTAAGCATAATATCCATTTGATATTTTACTCTTGTTTGAAGATATTTATCACATGTAGAAATAATATAACAAATTTTCATAATAGTTATATTATTTGTTTTGCTTTAAGTAATTATGAGTGTAATTAATTTAATCTACTTGTTTCAATGAATCTTTTTTGGCAAAAGGACCACTAATTAATTGACTTTGACCATTGTCGGTCTTTCCAACAACAATATTTTCGCCTTCGAATAACTCCATACAGATATCAGCAGTAGAAATATTTTCCTGTCCCTTAAATGTTTGTTCTTGAGTGTTAACATTGTTAACTCCGATTAAGTTACCATCTTCATCAATGGTTTGAGTTAATGCGTTACCAGATTTTTCGGCATTCTTAATATTTTCATCAATTGCCTTTTGTTTAGATTCCTTAACACGTTGTTCAAACGCAGACTTGGCATTAGTTTCGTTCTTACTCTTTTCACTCATTAATTGATTAAGTTCTTCTTCCATATACTCAACACGACCAGTCTTATAAGCTTCAGGGTCCCAAGGCATCCACATGCCAACAGGACCCACATAAACGTCATGATTAGGGTCAATTTCTCTTAACATTTTGCATCTTAACTCGGCTTCTTCTTGAGTAGGATATGAACCGCGAATTTTTAACCCTCTAGTATTCGTTTGAAAGTTATGAGCAACATCATATCGTTTTTGTAGCTCTTCTTCATTATTATCGATAAAAGTTTTAAAATCATCATCCATGCTAGAACTAATAAGATTTTCTCTTTCTTCTTTTACAAAATCTTTAAAATCATTCGATACATCATCAAATGAAATATTATATTTGTATGAAACAAAATTAAGGAACTGAACAAATTTTTCCATTGATTTATTAAATTCCCACTTCTTTAGGAATTCTTCAAAAAAGAAGATTTGTTTTTCCTTTAGAATTTTATCTGGAGAACAAAATGACACACAAACGAATTTTTGACCGGCAATAGGCTTATCTTCCTCTAACAAGTCAACATATTTAGGATTAACTTTACCATTAACATCTTTTCTCTCAAAACCCGATTTTTTAGAATTCTTTTCTTTAGAATGTTTCATT